AGTTGAGAGAAGTTTACGTGACTGTGAGCCTCTTCAATATCGTCTATCTTGAAAGCAAAATAGTTTGCTTTGTCAATAGTCAATGTGAAGTCTTCATCGTCAAGGTCTTGAGGCTGAACGTTTGCACCTCTAGCGTATTCCTTAACAGTGATTTCTGGCTCTTTTATTATTTTTACGGAATCACCCATGTTGGAAATCTCACCAAAGTAATCTGAGTTGGTGATGTTTTCAACAACGGAGTTCTTCCTAAAGGCTAACTGAACCTGCTTAGAGTAAATAACTGGGGAGAAATTACCATTAGGCAGATTTCCGTAACCTGCTGCAGTTTTAAATGCCATTTTCATCTCCATTTTGAAAATAAAACAAATGCACGAATGTGCTATATTTACTCGTCATCGGCTAATAGTATCTGAGGTGTATGTTTAATAGCTAGTCAAACATAGGCTCGTACTATAAGGTAGGCTTCCAAGTGTTTGATTATATGTGAGTTGTCCACGTGGAGAGGTCACATTTTTAGTTATCTATAGTTATACCTATAAACAACATTTTGTCAACTGATTATCTAGCAGAGCCTGATATGTCGTAGACAAAATTCCCTGATCGGATCGCTTCCATAATTATGTCTGACTTTTTTTCATATTCTTTTGCAGACATCTTCTGAACTTCCGACTCTAATATCTTATTGTTACTTTCTACAGTAGGTGTAGTCTTTTCACCTTTTGTCTTAACTTGTGTAGCAGCACTTTTACTGTTCTTGCCCTTCTCCTCTCTGCCGATATTTCTATCTGCCTTGTAGAGGTCAATGGCTCTTGCCGCTGATTTTGCATCATTGTCATTTTCATATAACGCTTTCTGCACCCACTGTGGTTGTGCTTCTGCCCAATTGTGAAAGTCATCACTATCTCTGATGGTATCAAAATCAGGGTGTATCTTCATAAGTTCAACTTCTGCTCTTTCTTTTACAGTTTTTTGATTGAACTCATTTATCTCTTTCAACTTCTTTTCTAGAGTTGTAGATTGCTCTTTTGCTTTTTTCATTGCAATAGATTCTACAATCTTAGCTACATCAGGATATTCTTTTGCCCATGCCTCTATGTCTTCATCTGACTTAGGCAACTTCATCTCTTTTTGTGTAGCTTGACTTAGTTGACTTTTTAATTCGTCTATCTGCTTTTGAAAGTCTTTCTCTTTCTCTTGACTATATCTTCGCAGATCACCATAACGCTTCTTAAAAGTTCTTTCTTCAGCATTTTTCGGTTCTTCTTCTTCTTCCTTCTTCTCTTCAGTAGGTTCTTGAGATTCACCTGTTGCTTCTTTCATAAGCTCTTTTAATTCTTCCTCATCTTTTTTAATTCTGTCTTCATGAGTAGAACGTTTAGTCATGAATGCTTTTTTTTCAGGTGTTGCATCAACCACCATTTTTTTAGCTTCTTCTGCCATTTTTTACTCCTAGGGTTATCGTAGCCATCTTTCGGGGGATAAGTAGCTAGTACGTGGATTATTTTTTAGAAGCTAATCCACCTCGCTTCATCTTCTTAACTTTAGGTTTTTTTTTCTTTGGTATAAGACCTCCTGTTGCAGTAGACAAACCACTACCAAAGCCGCCTTGGTCTGTTCCAACACTTGTATCTACACCTCCTGATGGGTCTCCAAAAGAGTCACTAGGAGTTCCGGGGTCATAGCTATCACCATCACCATCTGTGCTCGTGTCTACTGTAGGTGTTGTAGCCTTAAACGCATCTTCCATTTGACTCATTCTTTCATTTCTATCGTCAGAAACAGGATCAGAGAGATCAGCTAATTGTTGCATTTTAGATAAATCAACTCCCTTACCTTTTGCTAAAGCATCTTGTATGTCTCTTTGCTCTTGTCTAGTTAACGAATCAAATGTTGCAGTTTCTGGTCTTTGTCCAACCTGTCTTCCAAATATATCTTCTTCTTTTACTATATTATTTAGTTTAGTTGTTGCGTCTTTACCTTTCTTTATAAACTGATCTACTTTATCAACTCCCGGTATTGTTATACCTGCTTTTCTAGCTAATTCTACACTTAATTTTGCTTGAGGTTTAGCCATATAAGCTAACTGTGAAATTTGACCTTTTGTTTGATCTTTAATAGCCTGTCCCACTTCTGGAGTTGTCTTTTGAAAACTAACTTGCCCTGTTTGTTTGTAATTATCTATACTTTGAATACTTACTGTACCATCAAAATTATATTGCACTGCATAATCTACTCCACCTATTGTAGTTCTTGCACCACCTAGATCAGACATTTCATTGTCCCCATCATCACCACCTGAATCTCCTGCTACTCTAGCTGTTTGAGTTCTAGCAGTAGTCACTTTTGGTGCTCTTGCTTCTTCTGTTTTTTGTGCAAACCCCTCAGGTATTGTAAATCCTGTAAATACTTCTCCGTTCTTAAATGGTATTTGTATTTCTACACCTGCATCGTTTACAAAAGTTCTGTATTCATCAGGTCCTAATCCTAACTCATCTCCACCAAACAATCCTTCATAAGTTGCTCTTTTTGTTGAATCAGTGGGTGATTTATATCTAAATCCACCTATAGGTGCTGCAGTGGCAGATGGTATAGTAGGTGCTACATAAGGTTGTTTAATTCCTGTCTGTGTTCCTGCAACATTAGGTTGTCTTTTTTGCACAGGATTTGTAGTGGTTGTTGTACCTGCAAAACCATTTGCTGCCTTAATTACCCCTCCTTGTGCTCTCTCTTCTACTTCTTCATCATCTTCTGCCATGTCTATATCTATTAGACTAAAAGGTATATCATCAGGTATTGTTGCTTCATCTGCATTACCCATCTGACCCATTTCTTCCATAACCTTGAGACCCATCTTTGCTTCTTGTCTCAATCTCATTAATTTTTCTAAACCAATATATCTTACAACATCTGCAGGGAATACAAACTCTCCTTCGCTTAACTGTGCAGGTATATCATCTCTTACTTCTTCTTGTGTAGCTCCCGGAGGTACATCGTTTCCTGACACAGGGTCTTTTGTGCCACCTTCATCTTTAAGACCACCATCTTGAAACATTTCCATCTGTTCTGCAATGTCTCCACCTTTAGCTTTTTTAATAGTTTTTAAATCAGACTTAGTTTTTTCATCTTGAACTTCAAGCATCAAAGGTAATAAAGCTCTTAGCTCTTCTTCATTTATTCCCATTTTCTTAGCTGCATCTATTAGCTTTGACATGTCCATTATCTTAGTCATAATTATTCCTCTACTGCTTTATAATACATTTGTGGATCAGGCAAAAGATTTTCATATTCTATTAGTTGTTGTGCATATCTTGCCTCTGCCTCACCACCTTTGTTTACATAGGCTTTCTGTGCTATGTTATATAACTCATCTAATCTTTTTTCTGCAGGTCTTAAAAATGCTGTTTGTAATTTCATAAATTCAATAAAATCTTTATTACTAGATAAATGATTAGCAAGCAACTCTTCCATAGGTGTAAAATTTGCGTCAGCAGTAAGACCATTTCTATCTACTTTTAAATATATTTTATCAAGACCTAAACTCTCTACTTGCTGATATTCTCTGTCAGCTAACTTTTTAATCATAGTATCAAACTCTTGTTTAGCGAAGGTATACATTATCATTCTAGATGTTGGATCAGATTGTTCCTGCATCCATAATTTAGCTTCGCTTGGTGACATTCTATTAGCTTGCATTTTTATATATTCGTCAGCTAAATCAATTTTTTCAAACAATTCATTTACTAATTTTTCGTTTACTTTTACGTTTTGCTTTCTTCTTTCTACGTAGTTTGATCCATTTTTTCTTAATATACCTAGAATACTACCACCATTTTCAAAACCCTCTCTGTTTTGTATAGCGTGTTGTAACTCATGTATTAATGCAGATTTAACTTTATTTGCATCTCCACTTGATAAATATATAATATCTTCAACAGGATCATAACTAGCTAATGTTTTACCCATTGTATACACTTCATCAGGATCAATTTCTTGTTTCTTTATTAATATATTACCTATTGGTTGAAACTTTAAAGTTCCTGCTGACGTTTTAATTGGATCGCCATAGTTTGCATATAAATCTTCATAGTTTAACATATTTCTTAATCTAACATTATAATTATTTAATTTATCAAAGTTTAGTTGATTACTCATTAATACACCATCTGCTGTATCTTGAGCGAATCCTAAATTTTCTAATTTTAATGTTGCTTCACTAGGATTTATTTTTACTCTTAACTTACCATCTGAGCCTCTGTACACTCCTGTTTCTTGAAATAATTTGTCCTTTTGCCCTTGATTCAACTTTTCATAATTTTTTAAAGATGCTATTTCAGGAGCTTTTTCTGCAGGGACTTTCATAGTATCAATATCAGATTGAAGAGTTGGTGTATCCCCTGCTTCTTTTATCATTTTAGCTTCGGCAGTTCTATATGCACTCGCTCTTTCTTTTCCTAAAGGTGTGTTCTCTCCTATAACATTTAAATCTATCTTTGGTTTATTTATATCTACTTCTTTTTTTGCAGTAGCTATTATAGGATCAACATATGCTCCCTCAGTAACTAAATCATTTTTTGTAAAGTCACTACTAGATAGAGTATTTTTTATCTTACTATATAATGCAGAAGCACCATCAGACAATTTATCAACTAATTTGGCAGGTGCTAAAAATGCTCCTGTAGGAGATAATATTTCACCTACAAGCTGATTCATATTTGTAGGATCGGACTTTATTCCTGTTATTTCTTCAAATCCTTGATCGAATGCTTTTCTTCCATATTCTTTTTCAAACTCTTGCAGATTATCTTTTATTAACATTGCCAAAGGACTATAAGAGTTCTCAGCTAAAAAAGTGTTAACAGTTTCTGCACCTGTTACTACGTCAGAGGGGATTGCTATAGTTCCTGTTAATAATCCTGTTCCGATTTCTTTAAAATCATCTACAGTTTCATCTAACGTTTGAACATTACTAGGTTTAAACAAAGTATCCATTTGATTGTTTAAACTATTCTGCATTGACCTCATCTCTTAATAGTTTTAATCTTTTCAGTGCCATCACATAACCTTGTGATCTATGTATAGATATGGAATCATCTGATTGTTCCATTATTTTATGTTGCTCTTCTATTTTATAATCTAAGTAATCATTGAAGTTGTTGATTAACTTGGGGTTGTTGACCAATATCTTGAGTCGGCTGAGTATTTGCTTGTGGTTGTTCTCCAACTTGTGACCTTCCTGTAAATCCTTGCTCTTGAGGTGTAGGTGCTATTCCTGTACCTATTGTTCCTCCACCTGATCCTGTAGGATCATTTGGGTCTATCCCTGCAGGTGCTTGTGGTTGAGCTTGCTCTTGTTGGGGTGCTCTAAAATCTTTCATGAGTTCTGCTTGTAATGTTGCCTCATCCATGTTGTTTGTAACTTTATCAGGGTCTAAATCCATAGCTTTTGCTATCTCACGTATTATATATTGAAACTTAGCAAAAGGTGCTAATGCAGGATTAGATGATACTTGTAAGAATTGCATCAATCTTTGTGATCTAACTTCGTTAGCCATGAGACTTTCTGTACCACGAGCTTTTACTTCTAAATCACCTTTTATATTAGGATCATAATCAAACTGCATGTTAAATTTAAATAAGCCTTCTCCTAATGGCTTTAATAAATAGTCATCAACATTTTTAATAACAGTTTTTATACTACCACTCGCAGCATTCATTAACATAGATATGCCTGATGCAGTTCTACCCACACCTGTTATACCTGTTTGTCCATGAGCAAATGATGGTAAACCTGTGCTTTCATCTGCTAACTGTCTTGCTTTGTCAAACAGTTGTAAATTTTCTCCTGCTACATTAGGGAACTTAGTTCCAAAGATAGCTTGTCCGGGTGCTCCACCCTGTCTTCTAAATACTTTTCCGGGATATACAGATAAATCTTGACCCGGAACTAAATTAGTTTCATCTACCTCTATTAATAAGTTGCCTGATAATACTGCATTATCTACTGCCATTCTCATAAAGCCATTCATTAATGTTTGTGTATCATCCATGTTTTCTGCGATACCCACACCGAAGAATGAATATGGATTTAATTCGTATGGTGCTGCTACATAAGGTATTCTTGCAGGTTTGAACGGATTAATAACCATTCTAATAAGTTTACCATTACATATCCATACATTAACTTGTATTTCATCTAACTTTTGTAATTCTTTAGGTATCTCAATGTCTTGTTGCAATAACATATCTACATCACAATTACCCCAATATTCTAATACTTCATATCTTTCTATATAATTTTCAGGTGCATAATCTGCTAAATCATCTTCCCAAGACTTTTTGCTATAGTTTTCACCTGCCTCTATAGCTTCTTCTATAACTTGTGGTCTAAAGTGTGGTCTCTTCTTTAATGAACGTAACTGTGATCTAGACATTTTATGTCTTTCAATTACATATTGTGCATCATCCATGTTTGTTGCATCAGGATCAGGATAAAAATTCCACACAGAAACATGAGAAACTTGAGGTATTGTTTTGAATGAAGGATCATATTCACCATCATCACCCCAACTAGGATATTCTTTGTCTACTGCAAAGGGTCCTTTCATGACACCTGTGCCAAATAAAGACATCTCAAATGCAGTGCTTCTTAAAGATTTATTTGCTCCTGACTCTTCTAGCTGATCCATTATCTTTTTTTCCATAGCTTTCGCTGCAATCATAGCAGGACTAAAAGTTATGGCAGTAGGCGTTTTACCAGTTTCCTCTTTAAGACTTTCAACCTCTGATAACTTTTCTTGCAAAGGTCCGAGCTTTTCTTGTAGACTTCTCTCAGTCGCTCCCTTAGGTAAATCGTTACCATCGCCACGAAATCCATAAGGCGATTCCATAGTTTTATCGGCAATTTCTTCAGGTTCTTGGGGGTCAAACGAAACATCTTTTGCTACTCCTTCAGGTAACTCCGTTGGCTCAATACTCAACGGAAACTTATTGTTAGCAAACAACACATCAACAATTTGTCCATATGCCGCTAACGTTTTTGTCTTTGTAACTTTTATAAATACTCTAGACTTCTCTGCTTCAGTAAATTGCACATCTGAACCATACAAGCCTCTATAGTTTCTATACGCTCTTAACCATCGTTGTTCATCTTGTTCACGATAATCATCTGCACGATAATACTTTTCCATTATAAAAGGTATTATATTATTTGCACCTGCATCTGCTTCTACAGTGTCATCAGTATCTTCTAAAGATACAGATTCTATTTCTACAGGAATATCTTCTTCAGCCATATTAATATCCAAACGTTGCATCTGCTACAGGCATACCTTGTGAAGGTCTACCCATAGGATCATAATCAAATATACTAAATCTAGGTCTAGTCATTACTCCATATCTTAAAGCGTCATAGATATGGTCTTCTGCTCTTGTATCCACATCTTCTGGATTCTTTTTATCTAGAGGTATCGCAGGTATCTGTGATATTGTATTTGTACAAGTATTAAAAAATACCATTCTTGGATTATCTGTAAACTCGTCTACTTGTAATCTTCTATGTATTTCGTTTTTACCTGCCACACGACTACCTCTACTTCTATCTGATGGTCTCCAACGACATCCTCTTTGTATCATTTGTTCTGCTAGTGAAGGTCCTGTATCTCCACGTTTATGCCAAAGAGAACTATCTAGAACACCATACTTTATATTACCATCTTCATGCTCTAAGTCTAGTACCATTTCTGCCAAATCTGTGGCAAGGACTTTAGAAACATATAACTCTCTATATAATATAAGTTGCTCATCTGGGCTAACAGCAAACCACAACACAGCACTATAAGACCCATAACCATAATCACATGCACGAAACTTAACCCAATTTCTTGGAATGTCAAAAGGTTCAACAACATGAATATCCCTGTTAAACTCAGTAAAAGCAGCACCTTCTTTAATATCCCAATCGCCTTCAAGCAATTGTTTACGTTGGTGTTCAGGTAAGGAAAGAAGCATTGCTTCGTAGTCTCCTTGACTTGACAAATACGGATTATCAGATAATCGAGCAGGTATGAATCTTCTTTTAAATAATGACTGACCTGCTTTTTCGTGTCCGTCAGGATATTTGAGAACCTTTCCTGTTTCAATGTTTGTGGCATCAAATGCTCTTCCGTATGGTGCTGGGTCAATAAACATCTTTTTAACCCATTGATGTCCCGGACCTCCGGGGTTTGTTGTTGCTCTCATGTACACAGGTAAATCAGGAGCAGTAGAGCGTAATCTTGATCTCATGTAGTTCCAAGCAAATGGTGTTGCCCACTGTGTTAATTCATCAAAGCCTATCCAACTAAATGCTAAACCTTGATATCTTAGAACATCATCATCACGATCTAGGTATGACATCCATAGTCTTGCACCTGATGGTGCTACCCATTGCATCTTTCGTTCTGACCACTTGATGCCTTTGTATATGAGAGGGTATAACTCTCTTGACTTCCACACAAGTTCTCTTAATTCTTCTGTGGTATGTCTTAATAGTAATCCACTAAACTGTGGATGATTCATATATCGTAGTGGGTCTGCTAACATAGCATATGATTTACCACCACCTGCACTACCACCATATAAGACTTCTCTCTCAGGTGACGCAAGAAACTCTGTTTGAGGTCCTTCATTAGGTTGAAAAACAATATTCTGTTCTTCAACAGGTATACTTTCTACCTCTTCTAATACTTTAGGCTTTTGCTCCGACTCTACTTTCTTCGATGGTTTTCGCTTTTTGGATTGCCTTTTCGGCATATTCAGACCATTTTCTAAGAGTTCTAGCCTTGTTCTTACGTTGTTGCTCATGCATTAATCTTTTTCTTAATCCTACGTGGGATATATTTCTACCTGTCTTAGTTGTTAGCCAATTAGCTACTTCACGATAAGAAAACTGTTTCACATGTTTCCTTGCTAAATCTAACGCTTCTAACTCGTAAGGTACAGGATCAAGTAATTCAGAGTCTTCTTTGTTTATCACGTAACCAAAAGGTATTGTTCTAGCTATCCGTGGTATTTGTATCCACTCTTTTTCTTCTTCGTCTTTTAAATCTGTTGGTTGTGGTAACTTCCACTTTCCTAAACTTCTATCCATTACTTCTTCTTTGGTGGTAACAACATAACACCACCTGACGCTTCTACTTGTACTTTCTCAGTTTTAATTAATCCCACTCTGTCAAGTAATTCTTTTGATGCAGATAATTTATCTCTAATGCCTAACTGTGTAGGTTCATCTACACCACTAACCATAGCCACTGCTGCCTTTGGTGCATTTCTTGCCATGTATGCTTCGGTTGCTTCCATAATTTCTTTTTTGAGAGACTTTACAATATCTGATGTCGAAGAATGTTCGGAATACCCTGCAAGTAGTTTTGCCTGTGTAACATCTCCGTTTGCTTTATCAAATAAAACTTCTAAAAACTTTTTTTGTCTATCTGTTAATTCTCTAGCCAATTGGAACTCCATGTGTAAGAACTCTGTCAATCAAACGTTGTGCTCTGTTTTGAGTTTGCTTAAACCATCTACTGTCTTCCATCTGCAAAGCCATTTCACGATAGTCTTCTACCTCTACGGCAGCGATCATCATTTTGAATTTACGTAAACGAGGACCTCCAAGTTGGAATGCCATATTTATTAATACATGTTGTATGTCTTCAGGCAAAGAACCAAAATCATTAAATATATCTTGGCAGTCATTTATAGCAGTTTGTACATCTTTTTCAAACCACTCTTTCACTTGTTCCTCAGATATAGGTGTTCCAATAGGTTTTGCATATACTTCTTCATCCCACTCAGTAATCAAATGTCCGATTCCCCCGGTCAAATGCCCTTCACTGCAATGGTAAGTTTCGTATTTACATCCCTCGTCAGCTTCTATTTCTTTTCTTAACACATCTATATTCATGGTCGGAGTCCTTGTTTATATTGTTGTTTACGGATTTCTTGCACATGTTTGTGCCAAAAGTATACAGATATTTTACTTGTTATATCAGACAACTTTAAAAATGTCAATGTTTTCAAACTCATTTCTTTTTCTTCGCTGTTCCACCTTTAGCTACCATTGTTCGTACTCTTGTTCGTAATCTGTTTGGTATTCTTCTTCTTGTGTTAGGATTTCTTACTGCTTGTTGAACAGGTGCTGCAGTTTGTCTTCTGCTACCCATACGTGCTGACTGTTGTTGCTTCCTTGCCTTTTCTAAATCAGCTAAAAATAGCTTTCTTGCTTTTTCTATATCCGTCTTACGTGGTCTACTAGACCTGTCTATAAAATTTTGAGTTCTTCTTAATTGACTTATTAGTTGCTTTCTTCTAAACTCTTTCATTTTTTGAGGATTTCTGCGAATACTAGGTGGAGGAGTGCCTGTTGGAAATCTTGGGATACTAAGACCTCTCCCCCTAGCAGTTTCTCGTAATTGTTTTAAATTTGCATTTATTTGAGTAATCGTGGCATTATTTATAGGTGTTTGAGGTGCTCTTCTAACTATAGGTAAGGGATAAGGTTGTGGTCTGAAGTCAGGTGGTATTCTAGGTGGTCTGCGTCTTCCTCCTAATAATAAATCCTGCATACCTTTTGATAATCTTCCAAAGTATCCTAAATTTTTTAAATTTACAGGACTTCTTCTTCTTCTTATAGGTCTTCTAGGTCCTCCTAATCCCGGAAATCTAGGTGGTCTTCTAGGTCCTCTTCTTTTAGGAATGTGTATAAATCCTCTATGTGCTTTTACTTTAGACTTTTTTTCTGCCATAATAACCTCTACTTTTTCTTTAGCATTTTTGCTGCTTGACCTACACCTTTAATACCAAAAGATGCAGATATTGCTATGTACAGTAAATATTGATACCAATCAGGTAACGTTGCTAATACTTCAAATCCACTTTGTACATATTCTCTCATTCCCGGAATGAATACTAATATCGCAGGAGCTAATAATACAACTAAAGCAAATTCATCTTTCCATGAATCATTTGTGGCATCAGCCATTTTGCCTTCCCATTCTATTTGTCCTGTAGCTACTTTCTCTGCTACAGTGGCTCTTGCTTTTGCTTCTGCTACTTTTGCCTTACCTTCTGCTTTTGTTTTTTCTAGTTTGTTTTGAAACCATGTTCCTGCGAGATTTGCTATTGGTCCTATTAGTGCTTGTATCATTGTTTATTTTTTCCTGTAACCTTTGTGCTCTTTCTAATTCTTTAGCTTTAACTGAATTTACGAAATCTTGATGTTTTCTTTGCAATCTTTTTGGGTTGTTTAGATACCTGTTTACCTGCTCTCTTCGCTTTTCGTTTAGCAGCAGTAGAGGCGGCATATTCACTGGGAGAAAGAGCCTTAATCGCTGCCGAAGGTAAATAACGTTCACCAGTTGCCTTACTCCCTTGTGTACTAGGTTTACCTGATTTGGTTCTCCATTTTTGTTTTGTCCAAGCAACTAAAGACCTCTGAGATTTTTTAAGTGCCATGTTATAC